CAATCCATTTTTATCAGAGGTTCAGGTCAAAGAGATTGAGAAACTACAACACAGAGATCCGAACCTGTGGAGGGTATTTGGCTTGGGTGAGAGAGGACTTCCCACCAAAATGGTATTCTCACATCAGCAGAAGTATTCAACCTTACCAGAGGGGTCTAAATTGCTTGGTTATGGAATTGACTTTGGATTCCAAGACCCCTGCACTTTAATCAAAGTTCATAAGTTTAATGATGCGATATATTGTGAGGAGTTATTATATCTACGGAATATAACCATACCTGACTTCATCTATAAGATAAAGGACTTGGGGATTAACATTAAAGATGATTTCATCTGTGATAGTGCAAATCCCCAATCTATTGAAGAATTAAGACGACAGGGTATAAATGCTAAACCAGTAAAGAAAAACTCCATATTACACGGAATAGACCTTATTAAACGAAGTGAGTTTTTTATCCACAACACCTCCACAAACTTGGAGAATGAATTGATGAATTACATTTGGAAGACAGACAAAAATGGTAATAACTTGGACGAACCACTAGACGATTATAACCACTTAATTGACCCTTTACGATATGTCCTTGAGATGAAGATGTTTAGGAATACAGGAACATTCGTATATTAAAGAAGGAAATAAAAAAATTATATTTATAAGTATATGACTAAAACATACATAGACCATCAAGGTAAGAAATACCCGATACAAGAATTAACAATAGAAATGTGGGGTAATATAATGAAGTATAAAAACATACTTGATGATGTTGAATTATATGTAAAGATGATTTCAGAAATGACTGGTATGTCTTATGAAGAAGTCAAAGAGGCTGATGCTGATACGATTATAGAAACAGGAAAGGACTTATTCAAGTATATCAATCAGGAGTCAAGACAGGTATTTTATACAATCAAACATAAAGACACAGAATACGACTTATGTGATTTTTCCAATATGTCATTCGGTCAGTTTGTAGATATTGATACGTTTATGTCAAAGGACGAGGCATATAGAATATCTAACTTGAATGAGTTGGCGGCATATTTATACACAGAAAAAGGTAAGAAATACGGGGCTACGGATTTCAAGAAAAATATAGGATTATTCAAGGATTTACCATTCAAGTATATTGAAGGAGCCGTTTTTTTTTTATGGACTTTAGAAAAGGGATTGCCCGTACTTTCGGAGGTTTATTTAGAGAACAAGTGGCTGTGGAGGATGGCAAAGATGAAAATACTTTTTCGCAATTTTGGGGATACTATATTTGGATTAACCAACTCGCGGAGAACAAAGTTTGGAAAATTGATAGTATTACTTCTCTCCCCCTTATTCTTTGTCTCAATCATCTTTCGTTCCTTTCTGACTTACGTACGGAACAAGATAAAGCGATGAAACAACAAATGAAAAAACAAAAATGACACAAACAGTTCAAGGTCTTAATCTAAAAAATATTGTTGATGACTTTCAGTTGTTGGCAGACAGACATAAGCAAATCAATTCATTTGGATTTGGGGATACTGACGAGTTCACCTATCAAGTAGATAGAAGGGATAAAGAAGTAAACCCATCAGACCAAGCCCCATATTATCCATATTTTTATGTTGTTCCGTCAAATGTAATTCAAGAGTTTAATTTTATGACTTATGAGTTTCAGTTGATTGTATCTGATATTATGAAACGAGATATGGATAATATGACCGATATTTTATCAGATACTTTACAGATAATGAATGATGTTATATCTATGTTCCGTTTGTCTTATACAGAGGCAAATGGTAATTATAATGAGTTTTATTATGTTGATGAGGCTGTAACCCTCATTCCATTTATTGAACGATATGAGGACTTATTATGTGGTTATTCTGCGACTTTGAGAATCAAGACAAGAACCCCACTTGATAGATGTGTGGCAGCGTTTAATGATTTCCCTGCTGACCCTTGTGTATCTCCAAGTCCAACTCCATCTATTACTCCAAGTCCAACTCCAACAAATACGGGAACCCCGACTAATACACCTACAAATACACCTACCAATACCTCAACTAATACTTCAACTCCGACTCCAACTACTACAATAGGATTAACTCCTACCGCTACAGAAACTCAAACACCAACTCCAACGACTACGAGAACTCCTACTCCGACCCCCGCTTCTACTTATTCTACTATAAGTTTATGTACTACTAACGGAGTTGATGGGTTCGCTTCTATAAACGATATTTGCTCGGGGACTTGTACTCCTCGTGTAGTGTATGTTTCTCAATCGGGTATAACCACCTTCCAAGAAGCAGCAATAACTTACGGATTACCGATATACACTAGTCCTACTTTTATACCAGCAAACTTATATCCTGGTAATTCATTATGGTTTGGTTCAACTGACAAATCTGAAATATTCCAAGTTGATAATGACGGCGAAATGTCCCTATTCGGAACGTGTCCTTAAATACAATAATTTATGTGGGAATTATCTGAACGACAATTAAAAGAATTGGGTGATTTATTCATAAAGTTTTATAAGGATAAACTCAAAGAAAAAATATACCCATACGGAAACCCCAAAGTAAGGGGTCTCGGTAATAAGGTTGCGTCAGGTCGGTTATTAAATAGTTTATCTGCAAAAGTCAAAGACACTCCTGATGGATTGATGTTGGAATTGACTTATATGGATTATCTCAAGTATGTCAATTTGGGAAGACGTAAAGGTCGGGGAATGGTTCCAATTAAAGCGTTATTGGAGTGGATAAAGGTAAAAAGAATAAAAGGTAGAAATAAAAAAGGTAGATTCATAAAAGATTTGAGTTTCGCATTCGCAATACAAAAAAATATATTTAAGTATGGGATACGACCAGCCAATGTATTTGATAAGACCTATGACACTTTTGAGGATGTATTGGCAAACCCTCCCGCAGAGTTCAGAGATGAATACGAACAATTATATCAAGCCATAGGTGAAGATGTTGAAAACTTCCTAACCAACGTAATAAATAAAGAAATACCATCAAACTAAAATGAGTTTCAATCTAACCATATTACAGAGCCCATTATCAGTTACGGAGACACACTCCGACCATACTTGGAATGTAGCATTAAATAGTTATTCAGCATACACCGATATTAGATTGGTTGTAGATGTGTATAAGAACCCGTATAAAAACGATTCAGGGCCTTTTAATACAACAGGGACAACACAGGAATCAGGTAAAATAGGGAGATTGTTAATCCCCTCAAATCAGTATGGTAATTGTATCTTTAATGTGGAGACAATCATTAGGAATATTGTTAAACCTAATCCTCGTAATATGTCTATGATTTACAACACCATTACTGGTGAAGCAGAATCAGACCCTTATATTGTATCCGTGACTAACTCATCATTAGTAAATGTAGACCAAGAAACCTCACAGGCAACAATCAATAATTTACCTATCAACTTTGTAAGTTTTTCTAATGGTTTCAACGGGGGTTATGAAGGGTTTGAGAATATCTATCAGGTTAATGAATATCGTTTAATATTTGGGGTTCAATACACATCAGGTGGGACAACAACCATTATCATAGATACAACGAACTACGGGGTTTATTCAGGGTTTACAGGACAAACTATAAGTCCAGCAAGTGCCTCCACACAACCTTATGGAGTGATGGTATGGCCTGGCGTTCAAGACAATAAAAGATATGCTGTATCAAACAACCAAGCATTAACATATTACTATTCAGGTTTCAATAAGAACGGACAATATAACTTTTGGAATACAAAGGTTTATGACTTCGCTATGAATAGTGGAGTTATTCCATTCAATATTGCTGGTAGATTTATGGGGACATTTGGTGAGGAAACAAAACCTATGACTATATTGGGAGGGTCAGTAATACAGACAAGATATAGAAGTCATTATTACAAGTGTCCTATTGTATTAGGGTTTATGTATGGAGAGAATGAGTTATTCAATAATTCATCTGTCGTCAATTCTGTAAGTATATTACAGAAGACAGACACAAACTCACAATTAAACTATGATGTAATCTATTCACAACCTATTTCATTCACCCCAAATCCAACTGGTTATAATTCATTTTTGGGACAGAGAATAGCCTATGTAAATTGGAAACAGAACCCCGTGTTTAGAACGAATAGTGATGTGGCGATATACTTGTCTAGTGGAGGTTGTGATACAAATTATAGTAGTGGTGTATCTGAAATAGTCCAATATAAGATGATGGATGAGGAATGTTTCAACGACCCTGTTAATTTCTTGTTTATCAATAGAAATGGGGTATGGGATACATTCACCTTCACTAAGAAAAGTCAGTATGCCAAGACCCCAAGTAAGAAGATATACGGGTCTCAAAAAACATTAAACTCTACAATATGGAATATGCAGAGTTATGACTCAAGTGAGACAACTTACTATGGAGATGCGATTGAGTTTATGACTGTGGCATCTAACTTTGTTAAACAGAATGATGTAGATATAATTGAGGAATTGATTTTGTCCCCAACTGTATATGTAATAGAGGATGATTGGACGCCGGAAAATAACCAACCACTTATTTATCCATATCTAATACCAGTTCAAGTATTAAACAAAGAAGTAAAAAAGTATCAACAGAAATATGATAGAGTATTTCAGTATGAATTAGAATTGAAATTAACACCTTACAGACAATATAACTTACCTTACTAAATGAGTTTACAAATACGGACACTAGTATCAGGGACATATAAATATCTTGACCTATTTGATGATGAGGACATCTTGATGTCTTTTTCTTTCGCAGAGATAAGTGATATTACTGCTAAAAACTCGGCTTATTCTAAAGCATTTACCATACCTGGTACGAAGAATAATAACGACATATTCAACTATTTTTATAACCTTAATTCTACACCATTAGATTTTAACCCCAATAATAAGTTTGATGCGAATATGTTATGGGATGGATACGAAATATTATTTGGTAATATTAGATTGGACGGAGTGACTATTCAAGGTGAGGATTTTACATATCAGGTCACCTTCTATAATCAGATTGGTAATTTGGCAGCAAACATAGGGGATAAGTTTTTGAGACAAACTGACTTATCACATCTATCTCACCCCTTTACACAAGAGGTAATAGAACAATCTAATATTGATTATAACCTATTTCCTTTAACAGGCACTACAAACTATTCATATCAGAATGGTAAGACGATGTGGAGTTTGTATAATATTGGTTATGAGTATAATTCAGGTAATACTAACTCTGTTAATTTTCTAGCAACACCTTTATTGGAGTTCGCCCCTATTATTGATAATGTTTATAGCGCTCAAACTGGTTATTTTGATTTTTCAGGGACACCAGTACAAGATTATTATTTCAAGCCAACCATACAAATTAAAGAACTTTATTCGTCTATTGTAAGAGATGCTGGTTATGAGATACAATCCAATTTTTTTAATACATCTTATTTTGAGAGATATTATTTACCACTCAAGTTTTTAGATGATTCGGTTTATAGTAAGAACGCAATACCCGCTTGTTTTAGGTATGTGTCAGATGTTGATAGTAGTGGTAATACTTTCCCATCAACAGGTATAACTTGTAATTCATTAGGTTTTTCTGCTGGCACTAACTCATTTGTAATACAAGAGGCTTATGCTGGCACATACACTTTTAGATTTACTTATGATATTCAACCTGATGGAGGTGATTGTATCTTTGATGAAAGCGGAAACTGGCTTGGGCCGATTGTAGAATTATTTTATGTTGAAGGTAATGAGGGATTATATCTAACTAATTTTTGTCTTAATGAGACCATATCTTTTGATAGACAATTTATTTTAACAGGTGAGTCCGAGTTCACTTTTACGTTTGCCCTTACAAACGCAACAGCATCAAACTTTGTATTTCAGGTCATCAGCCCATTAAGATTTATACCATCAGGTGATACAATAGATTATGCGTTGGAGTTCCCCGATAATGATTATAAACAAATTGATTTTATAACATCAATAAATAGGTATTTTAACCTTATTGTTGTTCCTGACCCATATATCCCCAACACACTTATTATTGAACCGATAATAGATTATATTGGTAAGGGGAGGACTTTAGATTGGACTACGAAGGTAGATAATCTACAACAAAAAAGTATTACTACGACCACTTCATTAGTGAATGGAACTTTGGATTTTGAGTTCAAGTTAGACCAAGATTATGCTAATCAGGACTTCAATACCGCAGCAAACAAGATATTTGGAACAGATAAAATAAACCTTAATCTTGAGTATAAAAACGCAACAACAAAGTTTAGTTATTTATTCTCATCT